CGGGTCCAGCAGGAATGGGGTGTGCAGAGTGATGGGGTGTATAGTATTGTAAAGCAATGTAACTACACCTGATGCCTGACCAGTATTCATGTATGGATGAACAGTACTGTATATGCAAACAGTCTTTATGTACAGGCAAACAGTCTTGCTGTATGGGGAAACAGTACATGTACATGCAGCCAGTGCTGTATAGATGAACAGGGGTACAGGGGGGTAGGGCTTGACTTTCTCTATTGCACTGCAACCTAAATAAATCTCACATAAATTATGGCTAATTGGTATTTCATATACTGCATCGGAGTAGAGATTGGTATTGCATACAGTGCAACAATGGTTGGGGTATCCACAACAGTAGTATTGCATATAGTGCAACGAGCATAGCTCTTTCATTGCTTATACTGCAACATAGGTATATACTTCTTGACATTGATTTTGAAATATGGTATAATATACATGTTCTTGCAGCATTGGACATCTACACCGGCTACAGTAACTACAGTGCAGATACAGAATAAGAACGACCCTAGGAGTTCCAAACAAAACAACATCAAATTAAATAGATAGAAAGAGGGGATAGCTATATATATTAAAAATATATGTATAGATACGAGGGGTGCAGGTATTTACTTGATGTAGGTGTTTACCCTCTCTAAGGAGAGGAGTGTTAGTACAGTAATAATATAAAATACTACACTCTAATCCCACCCACCCTACCAAGGGATGGGGAGTACGATTCGGCATGCTTCCGTAGGAAGTAGTACCAGAGACACACACTTATCAGCACTAACCACTTACCCGCACCAACCACTTAAGTGGATTGTTGATATAGAACTTAAGAGACATTACCTATGGGTACACTTAATGGAGAGATGTACAGATTCTATGTAAGAGAGAATCGGCTAGATACCGATCTCTATACAATCTCAGGATCTTACTCAATAGCTACAGGAACAAAGATTGCACTTAACATAAGTCCCGCATCAGACATAATAATAAGATCTGTAACCACCAACGGTGACTATACAATCCTGTGCTACAATCAACATGCGACAGGCACTCCAGACGGAGTCTTCCTTGCGTATGATGCAAACATGAAGTCAACAGATGTCAGTCCCACACAGGGACAAGTACAATACGCAGCTACTCCCGTAGGGAATATCATAGCAGCAGGCTTCCGCGTTATAGACACACCCATCATATCAGGCTACGAGCTAGAACCTAGCTTTGTAATATCTAACGATACAGGTACAACACAAGTCATCCGCATTACAGTAACATTCGCAGAGACTAGTGATCGTGAGAGTCTATTCGGACTCACTCCTTCAACCCAATTAATTCCAGATACGGAGATGGCTATTTATGGCTAGAGCAAATATTGAACAGACAACACTGTGGTCAGATGCCGCAGATGCTATTAACGCTAACTTCATTGAGAACTACCAGCACACAGGCTGGGCTCAGTATGCCGACACAGTCCTTACTTCTATTGCTCCTCTCGCACTAGTTGCTGATACAGCTGTACTGCTACCTAACAATGCTGGTAATACTATTGATAGCCAGAAGCCTAGTGACGTTGCATCCTTCTACGATGGAACTGTAATCACTGGTCGTAATGGCGACGGTCTCACGATTACCTGTGACATGAAAGCAAAGCCTACGGCTGCTGGTACATCTACCATTGACATTTGGTTTGATATCGGTGGTGGTCAAGGCCCCTTGTATCAGCGTCAGTTCTCCTTCCCTAAGGGTGCTGGTATTGAGCGAGCAGTTAGCTTTACAGTTACTGGTTACACACTAGGTACTTGGGAAGCTAACGGTGCTGCTACTTGGATTGAAGCTGATGGTGCTTGTGAAGTATATGATATCCGGTACGTAATCACTCGATCACATAAGGCAATTTAATATGAAGCCCAGCAAATTCAAGGACAGCAATGGTCGTTGGTTAACTCAGGGGCTCTTTCCTGAGACAGCACAAGACGATCGCTTTATTCAGTATACCCTTAAAGACGATAGCCCAAAAGGAGTTCCTTCCCTCAAGCATCTGTACTTAGACATGATGGACTACACTGAATATCGTTTTGCTAACAAGTTCCTTGGAGGCTGGGAGCACTGGCAGCGACTGTGTGGTAATGCCCTTATCGGTCGTGAGATTGCTAAGTGGCGTGAAGAGCTGGAGGTTAAGTTGGTAGCAACTGGCCTCTTACAGATCACAGAGATAGCCCAAGACTACGAGAATAAAGGACGACTTGCTGCTGCTAGGTTCTTAGCAGAGAAAGGCTTTAAGCCTAAGCAGTTAGCAGGACGCCCCACTAAACAGCAGGCGGAAGGTGAACGAGCCAAGAACGATGCTATAGCCGACCGTGTAAGTTCTGACCTAGAGCGACTAAAGAGTCTACAGTGATATGCAGCCAGTTACGAAAGGAAACAATACAGCCAAGGCGCAACGCCTGGCAGAGATAGCAGAGATACGAACACTTGCTGAGGAAGATCTATATACGTTTGCGTGTCTAGTTAATCCTCAGTATTTGTATGGGGAGATCCACAAGGATGTGTTTCGTTGGTTGCAGAATGGAGAAGATCCTAACCAACTACTACTATTGCCCCGTGCACACATGAAGTCACACTGCATTGCCGTATGGGTAGCGTGGTGGGTAACTAAGAATCCAGAAGTAACAATCCTTTACCTGTCTGCTACAGCAGGCTTGGCTGAGGCCCAGCTCTACTCTATTAAGAACATGATGACTAGTAGGGCCTATGATCTGTACTGGCCTGAAATGCTGGCTAACGAGGAAGGTAAGCGAGATAAGTGGAGTGCTTCTGCTATTGCAGTCGATCACCCTAAGCGAGTATCGGAAGGTATTCGAGACATGACTATTGCTACGGCTGGTCTGACTACCAACACAACTGGTTGGCACGCAGATGTAATCGTAGGTGATGACGTAGTAGTTCCTGACAATGCTTACACAGAAGATGGCAGGCGTAAGACTGCAGCAGCTATGTCACAAGTAGTATCTATTCTAAACACAGGCGGTATCATTAAAGCGTGTGGTACACGTTACCACCCATCAGATCAGTATCACATCTGGAAAGAACAGAAGATGCCTATCTATAATGATGAGGATGATATCGTAGATGAAGTCCCTATGTGGGATATTAAAGAACACGTTGTTGAGATTGATGGTGTCTTTCTTTGGCCTCGGTCTGAACGAGCCGACGGTAAGAAGTTTGGTTTTAACCGTAAGGAGCTAGGCCGCATACGCGGAATGTACACAGATACCGTGCAGTTCTTTGCTCAGTACTACAACAATCCAAACGATCCTGGCTCTGCCCGTATCAATGCTAGTCGCTTTCAGTACTACGATCAGAAGTTTGTTAAGTATAATAACGGTACCTGGTACTACATGGACAAGCCTCTCAACGTATATGCTGCAATGGACTTTGCATTCAGTCTACGCGCTAAAGCTGACTACTCAGCTATTGCTGTGATTGGTATGGACCCTGACGGTCATACTTACGTACTGGACCTTGCTAGATTCAAGACAGACAAGCTCAGCGTATACTTCGATAACATCTTAGAGCTACACTCCAAGTGGGAGTTTAGAAAGCTAAGAGCGGAGGTTACTGCTGCTCAGTCAGTCATTGTACGAGACCTAAAGGATCAAGCTACACGAGAAGGTCTACGTCTATCTATAGATGATCACCGACCTAACCGGCACGAAGGAACTAAGCAAGAACGTATAGCCTCAGCACTAGAACATCGCTATGACAACCTAACTGTGTGGCACTATCGTGGTGGGTACATAGGAGTCTTAGAAGAAGAGCTGATACTTGCTCGACCATCACATGATGACTTAAAGGATGCATTTGCATCTGCAGTAGAAATCGCGGTACCGCCTAGACGTGCAAAGCGTAAGGATACCTCAAACGTACTTAAATTCAATTCCCGTTTTGGAGGAATTTCTTAAATGACCGGCAACGTACTAGTTTTACATGGCGACAATACACGCGACGAGCGTGCTCAGCGCATCTCAACAACATGGGATGAGTGGTTTAATCACAAAGGCCCTTGGATGGCAGAGCATAACGAACTGCGTCGATACATCACTGCTACCAGCACAGCATCTACAGCTAACGCAGCTCTTCCTTGGAAGAACAACACAACCACACCTAAGCTTACACAGATACGAGACAACCTACATTCTAACTACGTCTCCTCTTTGTTCCCTAATGATGACTGGTTACGTTGGGAAGCATACTCATCTAACTCTGCTACTCGTGAAAAGAAGCAGGTCATTGAAAGCTATATGAGCAACAAGACACGTCGTGAGGGTTTCCGTAAGGTAGTCTCTGATCTCTTGTATGATTATATCGATTACGGCAATGCCTTTGCCATGACTGACTACGTGCATCGCACCAAGAAGAATGAAGATGGAACCACTACTGTACTGTACTCTGGTCCTGTTCTGAAGCGTGTGCACCCATACGATATCGTAATGAACCCACTAGCAGCTACCTTTGATAACACTCCTGTCATCATCCGCTCCACTATGAGCATTGGTGATCTGCGGTTAGAGGCTAAGAACTCTGTCAACGCTATTGAGATGAACGCAGCTATTGACCGTGCTATCAAGCTACGCGGCAGCATTGGTGGTATGAGTAAGGGCGAAGCCAAGAAGTACGAAGGCATTCAGGTTGATGGCTTTGGCAGTTACCTTAACTACTTAGACAGCGGCTACATCGAGATGCTTACCTTTATGGGTGACATGTGGAACCAGGATACTGGTGAGCTTGAGACCGGCCGTAAGATACAGATCATTGATCGTAGTTTCGTATTCCATGATGGTTTGATCCCTGATTGGATTGGTCGTAACGTCTTCCATGTTGGCTGGCGTACACGTACAGACAGCTTGTGGGGCATGGGTCCATTAGATAACCTAGTAGGCATGCAGTATCGTATTGACCACCTTGAGAACCTTAAAGCAGATGCTATGGACTTGCACGTCTTCCCGCCTATTCAGGTAAAGGGTAACGTAGATGAGTTTACTTGGGGTCCAATGGAAGAGATCCATGTGGATGAGAATGGCTCTGTAACGCCTATGCGTCCTGACTCTAGTGCTATCCAAGTTAACTTTGAGATAGATGCTTTGATGGATAAGATGGAACTCTTTGCTGGTGCTCCTAAAGAAGC